CGTCTTTCGCTTCAAGCTGCCACAGGGTTATGACCAGGCCACAGGAACAGTGAGTGTTGCCAGGGATGATACTTCACAAGGTGGTAGTTCAACCGAAAGTGAACAACCAAAGCTAGCAAGCGGTGGAAACAGTAACATCTTCACTGGTTTCTATGCGGCAGTGCAAGTTACTCACAGCTTCAACAATGGTTATTTTTCACAAAAGCTCAGCGCCCAACGAATTCAGGGTTGGACTTATGAGAATATCATTGAGGGTAGAGAAAACGAAGTCGAAGACAGCACGGTATTCACCGACTCCAATGCACCGGTGTCAACCACCACTGGTGGAACGGCCGGAAGTGGCAACACTGGTAATAGAGGAGCAGGTGACCGCCTACCTCGCAGAACCAGTCTAACCGAACGTGAGCTATTGGCTATTACTTTAGTAGGTGAAGCAGGCGGTGAAGGAGACCAAGGTATGTTGGCCGTTGGTAACGTGATTGCTAATCGCACCAGGGCTGGATATCGAGGCAATACTATCAGTGAAGTTATCATGAGTCCCAGACAGTTCTCCGTGTGGAACGATCAGAGTCCAGAGTCGCTCTATAATGCTAGAAAAGACACTGATGTTTATAGGAGAGCTGATCGTATCGCCGGTGAAATTCTAAGTGGTAGGGCCAATGATATTACTGGCGGCGCAACGAGTTATTTGAATGTGCCGGTTACTGCCCAGCAACGCGGCGGGTCTCTACCACCCTGGTATCGCCGAGACCGCATTACAAGAGTTATAGGAAAGCATACTTTCCTCAAGGGAGTTTAAAAATGGTAAATCAAGGCTTTAGGCGATCCTTTCGGACACCGCCGGGTTATCTGAATCATGATGCCTCCGGTAGAGTTGGAATGTTCAACCAAGTTTACCTGGGCTTTGTCAAAAGCAATGAAGACGCCTTCAAGAATGGACGTCTAAGAGTATGGATTCCCGAATTCTCATCCTCTCCTGATAATGAAAGCCAGTGGATTACCGTCCAGTATTGTTCTCCCATGGCAGGTGCCACTCCCGTGAGTAACAATGTCAAAGAAGGTAAGACGCTTGCTGAAACCCAACAATCATATGGCTGGTGGTCTGTTCCACCCGATGTGGATAATGAAGTAGTGGTGATGTTTCTCAACGGTGACCCCAATCGTGGTATCTATATTGGTGGAATGTATCAGCCGTTTATGAATCATATGGTTCCAGGCATTCCAAGTGCGCCCTCACATCAAGAAGGAGTTGAAGGACAAAATCCACCAGTGGCCGAATACAACCGTTGGGATCCAGCTGTCACTGATTCCGACAATCATACTAGGGCCCGTTTTGACCCCCTTCACGAGGGCCTCAGGAACCAAGGACTCTATACCGACCCACAGCGCGGTCCAAGTACCGCCGGTGCCCGCAGGGATACTGTAAGCAGGGTCTACGGGTTTAAGAGCCCCAGAGGCTCACACATGGTATTTGATGACTCAGAGGAAGACTCATATATCCGCTTTAGGACTGCCTCTGGTGCTCAGATATTAATCAATGATGCTGCTGGATATGTTTACATCATCAGTGCTAATGGAAATAGCTGGTTTGAGATAAGCGATGATGGGATTGATGGATATTCTGCCAATTCGATAAGTTTGCGATCTCAACAAGATATTAATCTTCACGCCGACGGTGCAATTAACCAATATGCCAAGAAGTCCTGGAACGTATTCGGGGGCGGTGGTATGACAATGCAGGGCAAAAGCTTTGATCTCTTGAGCGCATCAACAGCCAATATCAGCGCCAGTGGTGATCTCAACCTCTTGAGCCAATCTAACGCCAATGTGAGTGCAGGAGGAAATTGGAGCGCCCGCGCTGGTGGCACTGCCGCTATCAATTCAGGCGGCGCCCTTGGTGTAAGTGCTGGTGGTAACTTGTTCCTACAAGGTTCTCAGATTCAGCAAAATAGTGGAGGAGGTCCAGCTGCCTCTTCTGCCAAGGAAGGCTCAGGACCACAACCACAGGAGCTCGAGGATCGAGAACTCAACGTGGATACCAACTATGAGGAAATCTCAACCAAGACTATCGTGAGTAGGCTACCAACCCACGAACCTTGGGCTGGCCATCCTTCAACTGGGTCTGATCCTTCCCGACAGAGAGTGGATCTAAGCGTTAGCTCTAGAAACCAGGTTGACGGTAACGGTAGCACTAGGGATAATCCAAACGATATTCAACCCGGAGAAGAGGAGATCATTCCTACAGACAACACTACTTTTGTGGCACCAGCTAGCGGACCTATTACTTCCCTGTTCGGTCCTAGAAATACTGGAATTCGAGGTGCTTCTAGAAATCACAAGGGCGTGGACCTTGGTATTCCAAGGGGAACTTCAGTTGTGGCAATGAGAGATGGAACTGTCACGAAGGCCGGTTGGGGAACAGGATATGGTAACGTGATTTATATCCGCCATGATAACGGATATGAAACCCGCTATGCCCACTTGACCTCCTTTAATGTGAGGCCCGGTATGAAAGTAAAGCAAGGCCAGGTTATTGCTCGATCCGGGAATACTGGTGTGGGTTCTGGACCCCACTTACACTTTGAAATCCGAAAGAACGGAACAGCGTTGAACCCAAATACCAAGCTGAAGAATATCCGAAAGGGTGCTCGACTAACGGCTGGTAGAAACTAAAATGGGGGCCTAGGCCCCCATTTTATTCTCGGTTTGGAATGCCTTGGATAGGACTCATTCCTCTTGTTTCTCGCATCATATTGATAAACATTGCACCTTGCTCAATGGCATCATCAATCGCGATATGAGTGTGGGGTAGATCGTCGAACCAATGCTTTGGCATTGATCGCTTGCTACAACTCTGGAAGTGCTTTCCCATGACGGCCCAAGCATAACTCTTGACATCAACCGCTCGGCTAAAGCTGAACGGATTGGACCCTAGGTATTTGACGCAATAGTAATCAATCCACTTGAAGTCGTAAACTGCTGGGTATCCAACAAAGATGGGTTGCCCTGGTAATTCCTTGAGCCAATCAGCATATGCTTTCATTGCGATTGCCGGGTCCTGAGTATTGACCCTAGTTGCTGCATAGGCCTTTCGATTGGCATCATTTTCATTCCAAAACTTCATGGTTTCTGGGCACGGAGTGGCCCCTTCCATTAGTTCTAGGTTGGCTTCAAATGTTCCAATCAAGTTCTTTTCCACATCAAACGCTGCGGTGGCAAAACTTAGCATATTGGAGAGACCAGGACACTTTCCATCGGCCTCAATATCTGTCATACAGTATATTTCAGGTTTACTGCTCATGTTATTCTTTCTGGTCAGTTACCCCGACTCTTATTCTGTAGGTTTACTATCGCGCTGGGCCTTTTTGGCTGCTTTCCTGGCTGCGATCAAATCATCCGGATCTGAAACCCACTTGGGATTTCTCTCATCTGGGCTTTTGAGCTCAGAGGGTGATCGTCTCAGTCGATCTGGGATGTTTTGTGTTACCAGCGGAGAGACTGGTATCTTTTCAATATGATTGAAACGCTCGCGATCTGCTTTTGACTTGAGATCTTTGGCAATCTTTTTCTTATCCATTCTCCTAACTTATAGCATCAAGGTACATATTGTCAATATCCAGATATCTATAAACCACGTGGTTTATCTACCGATAAATATCAATATATTGGAGATATATCATGACCCAGCGCAAGCTATTCATTGGCTTTAGTACTCAGGAAATAGAAGGACGACGTGGCTGGTCTGTATCTGATATTCAACTTATCAAGCGCGACCTTTTGAATCATTTCTATACCCGTCGCGGCGAGAGAGTGATGCTCCCATCATATGGGACCATTATCTGGGACCTGCTATTTGAACCGTTTACTGATTCAGTGAAGTTTTCCATAGAAGAGGATGTGAAAAGAGTGGTCAGAAGTGACCCCAGGGTTTCGTTACAAAATGTCAACGCAACCACATCGTCCCATGGGATTACCATAGCGATTGAACTGAAGTATATCCCCTATGATGCCATTGGCACTTTTGCGATAGAGTTCGACCGTCGCTCACTTGAGAGGAATTAATAATGTCGCAATCAAATCGTCAAAGTGAGCTATTTGCAGGTAATGATTGGTTGGCCGTCTATCGAGCCTTCACTGAAGTCAACCTCAACGCCTTTGATTTCAATACTATCCGTGGTGCAATGGTCGAATATATTCGACGAAACTACCCGGAGGATTTCAACGACTGGATTGAATCCAGTGAATTCGTTGCGATCATTGATCTATTGGCTTACTTGGGTCAGTCACTGGCTTTCAGGACTGACATCAACGCTCGTGAAAACTTCCTAGATGTTGCGAGACGTCGTGAATCAATTCTGAGACTGGCTCGATCACTTT